AAACTCCATGAATCCCGATAACAAATCATTCAAGTTACCACCTACAATACGTTTATTAATGTACACTGTAAACAATTGATTAAATGTGTTTCTAGCTTGTGGTGCTGAGTTCATCAACTGGTCAACAGCCGGTCCATACTTTGAAATATCTTGCTTAGTTTTAGCTAATAATTTTTGATCTAGTTTCAAGCTAGGAGTAATAGGCATTTTGCTAGGAATAATAGCAACATTGCTGTTGTTTTTTAGTTGACCTATCGTTCCGTTTAGTGGTTGAACTAAATCTGTAGGATAAACTTTTTTACCAGGAGTAGACATTTCTATTGCTTTTTCGGGTGCGTCAGGAGCTAGATAACCATGAACACCGATACCGGCTTGTTTTCCTGTTAGTAATTTCCCTATGTCACTATTGGGATCAACAGTATATTGTATTCCTTTTGGATTCGCTTTAAAATGATACAATCCGTCTTGTTGTGGTTCTAATAGTTGAGTGAATAATAAGTCACCCCAATACCAACCAGTTCCACTATATGATTTTTGTAGTTCAGGCCAAATTAAATCTATGATTTGACTTAATTCTGTTCGCTCTACCCCTCTTGCCTGATCGTATTGAGCAAATTGTTGCGGACTGTGAATTCTTCTACCACTTCCATCTAACTTATTCATCATGTGTTTATCTAACACAGTGAATTTCCCATCTAAACCTTTTCCAAATAATAGTGCAGGATAACCATCCCACTTAATAGTAACAGTTTTTGGATTAGAAACTGTTTTTACAATAGCATCTACCGCTTTTTGAGCTCCTGCAATATCCTCTAAAAACACTAGATCCTCAGGATGGTCTAAGTGTCCTTTATCCTCATTCAGTGGAGGAACAGCTATAGTTTCTAGCTTGTTTCTAAGAGAGGCTAATGATTCAACCAAATTCATTTTCTAACTCTGTTTTTAGATTCTTTAGCTACTGTCAGATTAGGTGAGCCTTGCGCAGGACCGCCCTGCGTAGGAGCAGGTGTAGTTGGCGCAGCAGTCTGAAGCATTGTTTTAAGATGTTGCACAGTGTCCATATAGGCCGAAGAGTTAACTTTATATAGTCTACGCAAAGAATTCATAATGATAGCATCTAAATCATCCGCATCATTTCTTTGCATTCTATTAATTTGTGACAATATATTATTGGTATACTGTGCTATTTCAGGTGCAGCTTGAGCACCTCCTTGTGCACTACCCGGTGTACCACCTTGTGCACCGGTAGCTTGAGTTCTGCCTCCCTGTGTGTTTGATGTACCTTGCGCTCCTGCTGTAGCTGCACTAGCGGTGCTAGTTGAGCCTGGCATTTTAGCCAAGAGGTAAGCCGCTTGTGCTAATTTGGTGAATGCACTTTTACCTTTATCTTTTTTCCAATTAGGTTGAACTTGAGCAATAAGTTTATCTAAGGCTTTGGCAATATCAGGATCCTTAGTATTAAGTTGTGGTACATTGGTATGAAGGAAATCTCTGACAAAAGCAGTTATGCTTTTTGCCTCAGAAAGAAGAATGCTTTCAAAAATTGAATTTAATTTTTGATATTGTGTTTCACTTAGTGAGCCTACCTTAGGTTCTCTTCTTCCTACATTAAGATCTGGATCAGGAATCGCTGCTCTTGCCTGAGCCCTTTTCGCTCTTTCTGCACCAACGGTGCCAAAATCAGTTAATGGTTTTGCAGACGCAGCCGGTGCTGCTGGTACTACAGGTTCTTTGGTTGCTGCCGGTGCTGCCGCTGCCGGTGCTGCTGATGCTGGTTGACCAGGTGCTGTGGGTTTTCTACCTGAATTAGGAACTGCACTAGCAGCACGTTGTGCTAGCATCTGTTGTTTTGTTTTTTGCCCTAACTGACTTACAGGTGCACCAGTAGGTTTAATTGCGCCTCCCCCACCTACACTTGAGGTATCTACTATAGTAGGATCAACTACGCTACTTTTAACAGCAACACCTAATGCAACCGAAGCTTTATCAAGAAAATCTTTAATAAAGATATTCATGGCATGTCTATCAGTGACAGACATTCGGCTTAACTCACTACCAATTAGTTTAGAACCAAGTTGTTGAGCAGCGGCAACACCACGCCCTATGATTCCTTCCTCGTTTACCGGTGCTTCATTGATTTCCTGAAACTTCATTTTTCTTCCTTAGTGATTTTGCAAATCTAGCTTGATCCCTACCTTTTATAGCACTTAGAAGTTTTCTTTCTAATATTTCTGATTTCTCACTATCATAATGCTTATTAATTAGTTCTAACAAATTAATGGCACTGGTAATGATGTTGTGGGCTCGGTTCTCGATAATATGACTTACATCACGATTATCGCTTAAAGCTTCTAATTCTTCCAAAAGGCTGCGAGTTTTTTTCTGCATATTATATTTATTCTAAATGAAATAATTATTTCTTTAGTGAATTAAGTAGGGATTTTAATTTACTTCCTTGCACATCTGCAACTACTCGCTTGTTTTCAGGCTCTAATATTTCTCCTGTAGACTGATTTATTACCATAGAGGTTGCTTTTAATGTACTCATAATGTCATTAGGATTAGGTTTAGGAGTATATGAATTTTGCTGTTCTCCATGACCTTCAGGATCACTATCAGTGATACGCATAGTTTCTATATTATAATCTAAATCAATCTTTTGCCCTACACCAGTACTACTACGACTTTTCATACACTGAATCTGATATTGTCCACGTTCACGCATACTGCGACTTGTAAAAATACCAAACACGTTATCCGCTGTATTAATCTTACTGATACCACCTGCAATATGACTATGATCAAATTCAATTTCTTCTACTGCCGACCTATTCAATTGACTTGCCGTTACCATAAGAATACCCAACTCTTTTGCCAAGTTACGCAATTCTTCCGATACATATTTGTCTTTGATAAACTGATCGTTGGGATTGACTTTAACAGATACAGGCATAACTAAATCCAAATAGTCAATCATAACAAAATCTACACGCATACCTGTTTGAATTTGTACTTCTTTTAAATAACTACGAATATCATTGACATTGCTTTGCGCTGGAAGACCTTTAACTCTATATTGACCAGCTTTTTTACCAGCCATTTTAACTCTGAGTTCAGTAGAATCAATATCTTTACGGATATCTCTAGTACTCATACTAGTTAACATTGCATCGGTTCTGAGTGAAGTTAACTCTTCTGAAAGTTCTAATGATATATAAACACCACTTAATCCCATTTGCAACCAATTTAGTGCAATGTTCATCATTACTAATGACTTACCTGAACCTGATCCACCTGCGAAAATATTCAATTCTCCCCTACTAAACCCACCATATAATAGTTTATCAAGCTGGGGCCATCCAGTACTTTGTTGTCCACCAGCATTGAAATATTTGTTAATACGTCCTTTGGGATCTGCAAAGTAATCAGTACCCATGTCACGTTGTAAGCTGATTTGAACCGCATCTTTAATTAATTTTTCAACAGGCCCAAAATCACCTTTCTCTAACAAATCGGCTGATTTAAGAATTGCACGTTCTAATTCTTGACGCTTAGTAAATGATTCAAATTCTGCAAGAAACCATTCGGTATGTTTATCACTAAAGTCTTCAATTAATTCAACGTCAATACCAGTAGTCGCTTTGATTTGAGTTATATCAGGCAATAGATTATACTTAGTACTGTATTCTTTAATAAACTCAGCAACTGGCCTAATCGACCTATCAAAGTTATCCGAGTTCATAATGTTCATAACACGGGTATACAATTCTGCATTGGTGAGCATCATTTGTAAAAAAAGTAATTGAACGTCTTTATTATATTCCTTTAGCAATTTTCTTCCTCTGTAATTCTATCTTAATTTTACTACTAGTTGCTGCCTGTAATATACTTAACAATGTTGGTAATTTTCCATACTTAACTACTGCATCATTTACATCTTTAACATCTACATCCCAATTTGGTAAACTAATTTTATATCCTAACTCTAATGCTTTACCACATAATGCTAGTCCTGTATTATCTCTATCAGGAACTAGTATGATTGGCTTATTTAATGATCCTAGCAATGTTGCTTGGTCACTACTAATGTCATTATGCATTACTGCTACCCCATCTATACTTAGTGCATCAAAGATACCCTCAGTAACAATACATACTTGCCAATCAGGCTTTTGACTATTAATGTTAAAAACATACCCTGGTTGTTGCTCATTGATATATTTGGGGATTTTATTATCTAAAAATCTACTAGTATGACCAACTATTTTATTTTTATAAATATATGGAATTATGATACGATTACCATTTCTACCTTTTTCGTGAGGGGTAATTAAAAATGGATAACTATCGGGATCGATACCTCTCTTTAACAAATACTCTGAAAATGTATTATGTTTACTGTTATTAATATCAATTAATTCTCCTGCAGGTAAGGTATGGTCTTGAAATTTTATTTTACTTTTTTGTTTTTTTACTCGCACATAATCTAACAAGTCTTTATGCTGTAGACTTTCTAAGCTCCACTTTGTTATTTGAGCATCTTCGATTCCACACCATTGTAACAACTGTCTAGTCTTTGGCGAAATACTTTTACCTAGGATAAACCCACACTTAAATTGACAGTTAAAACAATGCATTGTCCATGCATTATCTCCGTCAAACTTGATGCCACCCCGCATCCTCTGATCAGGTTTATGCCCCCTGTACCCACAACAAATACCATTAAAAGAAATCCAACCCGATTGAGTGTTCTTTTTTTTACCTGAAATAATAGATAGGATATCAAACATCCTAGTAGTATAGCACAGTTTTAAAAGTTAGACAACTACAACGGAGAACTAGCGAGATAATATGTTGGTTATCGCGCCTGCGTTACTAGTGAAGACAATCCTTACATAAGGATGAAATCCAGTAATAGTATATCCAATAGTATCAGTAGTATCATCATAGGTATTACTAGTAATTGGATACCAATCTCCATCTACTATAGTAGAACCTTGAATGTCAACGTTTCCATAATACTCTAATAGTTTAACTTGGAAAGTAAGAATTGGGGTATCGCTGCTTTCAATAACACTGGAGTAATATGTTAAGTTGGATGAAGAATTTTGATTTGGATTATTATTAGGAAATCCTTGACCAGTTGGAATAGTAACCTCTATAGATGGAACAAAGCTAGGCAATACTGAATTAACGATATACATATCGCCCCTAGCACCTGCATTTTGATCTACGAAAACAGGATAATCAAAATTACCAACTGGTATTTCCAATGAGTAATAACATTTTTGTGGATCAATTGGAACTAAATCAGCAGCACTTACTTCAAGAGCCGCTATACCGGTAGCTGGTAATTGTAAGGTAAGGCTCTTCTGTAACAGTATCACATTACCCTCGTAATTAATAATTCTACATGTAATTTGCTTACCTGTAATGTCGACCGGCTTTTGTTCTTGGTTCAAAAACTGAAACTGAATTTGATTATCTACGCCTCTATGAAGGGTTAGGGGTTTGGCATATACGGGCATATATCTCCTCGGTGAATATCCTGATAGTAAAACAACAATTTGTCGCTGTGTATAGAGAAATACTGCTGTTGTGTACACAAATTTGAGCTCCTTATAGTATTTAGTCTCTATATATTTAATTATTAATTTGGGTAACTAGGATTAAATATTCTGTATGGTTCAAAAAGATTTTTTTACTAAATTAACCGAGCATCACCCCTTCATTACTGTATGCTCTTATGCTGATCAAGATTATGTTGGCATAGTGCAAAACCGTGATGACACCGTTACCACTATATATGATTACGGCGCAATAATTGATTTAGAAGCAAAAAATACTTTTTTAAAGTTAGGCGAAACGTGGTGGTGGGAATC